AGCAGCAATCCCTTGTAGATGGCGGTGCGCCGCCGGCGGTCGTCGATCCCGTTCAGGCCGCCGTTGATGGCGCGGGTGACCGACACAACGTCGTCGGCGTCGGCCAGGCGCGCGATGCGGCGCGTGACCCAGAAGTGGCAGGCGATGCGCATCGCCGTGGCCGGATCGGCGGCGAGGTCCGGCTGCGCGACAAGCGAAAGGCCGATCGCCGCACCGGCTTCGGCGTAGTTCGCCCGGCCAGTGAGCATGACGAGGCCGCGACCGCGGTAGGCGTATCCATCGCCCGGCCCGTTCCCGAGGCGGCCGTCGTAATGCGCGAAATAGGCGGCATCGCCGAGCTCGACCGAGTATCGGAACCCGCCCGTCTCGGTCGCCGTCTGCCCCATGAAGTGGGCTACCCGGAGCGGCGCGACGTCGATCCCGGCACCGGTCCACCCGGCCGCTGCTGCTGCGCCGTAGGCAGCGGCAGCCGAGGCCGAAGCGCCGCCGACGGCGAACAGCGCGGTCCAGGTCTTCGGCCCGGCAATACCATCCGCCGAAAGAGAATAGCCGTGCGCGGCCAGCCGGCGCTGCAGCTGCGCGATGTCGATCACGCGCTCACCAGCGGATCGATCGTCACCAAGAAGCCGAAGATCGCGAAGTAGGCGACGACCGCGATGAATATCATCACGGCCAACAGCTTGAAGAACTCGCGCATCATCCCTCGCTCCCCAGTTGATCGATCAGTGCGTTTAGCGCCGCGTCGGCGTCAGACGCCGGCGCGGCAAGGAAGACCGGATCGGCAAGCGCTTCGACCACCGCGCGCGCCTTGATCCCGGGCGAGGGCGGCTGAGCGCTTGCACGTACCAGTTGCGATGCAGCGGCGAGCGCGAGGCCGCCGCTCGACAGCGCCGTCCCGATGTCGATCATTTGGACCCGTCCTGTTGTTTCGCACGGTCGACCAAGAAGGCGAGGCTACTGTTAATCGCCGTCAGGCTGTCGTGGTCCTTCGCGGCCGCGGCCTCGTCAGTGCCCTGGCGCTTCTCGTCTTCGATTTGCTTGCTGCTGATCATGTCGATCTTGGTCGACTGCGCCGACGCCTGCCAGATCAGGCCACCGAGGCTGAGCCCCAGCGCGGCAAGCGCGATCATGTCGGCAAGGCGCAGGGTCCGCGTGGCCCTGGCTTCATCTGTCATGGGCCGAAACTCCAACGCCGGGGAAGCAGGGATGTCGCCGATCAGTCGCCGAGCGCGCGCCAGTTGAACCCGTCGCACACGGCCGATCCGCCGCCGTTGTTCTGGTAGTAGGCGACGAAGCCGGTCGCGCTCATCGACACGACCTGCAGGAAGGTATCGCGGGTGTTGAGCGAGCTCGGATTGCGGGCCGTGATCTGGATGTTGCGACAGGCGTTGGGAAAGGTGATCGGAAACGACACCGACACCGTGCCCTCGCCGGTGAAGGTCGATGTGTTCGACCCCCACTGCTCGACGACGCCGCTCGGCCGCTTCTCCCAGCCGGGATCGCCGAGCGTCGCCGACGATGTCGGCAGGGACAGCATCTCGAACCCTGTCCCGTCGTAGATCAGGGCATAAATCTGGCCCGCGCCGATTGCGCCGGCCGCGAGCGCGCTGCCACCGGCCGTGACCGGCAGCGCCGATCCGCCGTTGAGCGCGAGCGTAGCGGCGCCGGTGTTGGTCGCGCTCGCCTTCAGATACACAAGCAGCCCGGCCGCGAGCGTCGGCACTGGCGCCAGCGTCGCCGTCAGCGCATTGGCCGTTCCGCCTGCGACGGCGAAGTTATAGGCGTTCGCCTGCACCGCCGCCGCCGCCCCGGCCGGAGTGGTGGCCTTAGCGGCGTTTGTGCCTGTCGCCGTCTCTGCCGCGGTCGCGAGCGCGACGATGCCTGCCGTCGTCGTCGATGCGACCGGCAGCGAGGTGGCCGGCACGACCTCACCCGACAGCAGCTCCCACGACGTGCCGTCATACGCGAACAGCGAGATCTCGCCGGCGACCAAGCCGCCGGGGACGAGCGCGCCACCCTCGTAGGTGATCGACTTCGCACCGAGCCCGGCCCAGTTGAGCGTCGCCGCGCCCGTAGTCGTATGGCCGACGAGCACGCTCGCGGTGAGGCCTGCGGCGAGCGCCGTCGGAGGCAACGAAGGCGTCGCGGCGAGCGCATTCACCGCGCCGGTGTCGACCGCGTACGACGCCGAACGGATCGCCGCGAGCGCGAGCAGGCGGATCGCCTGCGTAAGTTGCGTGTACGTCGTCTTCGACGGTGTCAGCCCGGCGGCCGTGACGACGTTAATCAGCTCGACCATCGTCATGTTCATGAAGTCGGCGCTGACCGTCGTCGGCGGAGTTCCGGTCGCGGGATTGCCGCCGGTGAAATAGCCGGGCGTTCCGGCGAGTGCCGGCACCGGCAGCACGCTCGCCGCCGAGGCGTTGTCGATTTGGAACATCGGCGGCTAGCCCCTAAAGATACTGGCTGTTGCGGGCGTCGTTAAAGCGGTAGCTCGGCGCGAAGCCGCTTGCCGACGACAGGATGAAGACCGTCGTGTCCGCCGGCGCGACCGACTGCAGCTCGCACAGCAGAACATCGGTCGACAGGCCGCCGAAGTTGGTGACGACATTGACGCCCCACGCGAATGCCCAGTCGTCCGAGGCGAGTGGGTCGCCGATCCGGTTCCGCTCGACGCGGAAAGGCGAGAAGACGGTGATCGTGATCGTAAAGCCGAGAGCTGCGGCAAAGGCGATGTAGCGCGACCGTGACAGGCCGCCGCCGCCGATGAAGCGAGCGCGAACCTGCGCCTGCCGCTGCCCGATCGTCGGTGAAGGGCCCGCGCACGGATCCGGCAGTCCGAGGCTCGCCTCCCATTCGGGCAGCAGATCGAGGGTCGTGAACGGAAAGGCATCGACGAGTAGCGCGACCGCGTCAGCGTCCGACCGCGCGAGCGACGCAGACAGCGCGGCGAGCGTGGTCGCTTGGACCGAGGTCGGATCGTCGGGCCATACCGGCCCGCGCGGGCGCAGCGCGAGCGATGCCGCGGCATAGTCCGCTGCCGAAAAGCGCCCGCTCATACGTAGGTGATACCGCCGAGGATGGGCAGCGCCCCGGGATTAGACGTGATGTTGCCGGCGAACCCCGGGCCTACAGTGCCGGCGCTCGCAGCAATGGCGGTGAGAACGAAGCCGGCCGATCCCGGCACGGCGGCGATCGCCCCTTCGATCGCCGATGAATAGGTGACGCCGCCCGGCTGCGCGTTGGCGCGCAGCGCGGCGACGACGGCGGCGCGGATCGCGTTCTGCACGGCGACCGTCGCTCCCGTAAGGCCGGCGATCGTCAGCGTGATCGTGTTCGCGACCGGCGCCGAGGCATAGACCAGCGCCGTCACCGGCTGCAGAGGCCAGATCGCGGCGACGACGGCGAGCTGATCGCCGGTGGCGGCGACGTCGCGACTGTCGAAGGGCGACACGCCGTTGGTTCCTTGCGGGATGCCGCCATAGGCCGCCTCGGCGTCATCCATCATGAACAGGATGACGACGCTTCCCGCGCCGCGGCCGCCGCGGACAACCCAGGCGCGCGTGACGCCCGGCACGGCGAGCGCCCACTCGACGAAGTCGCTCGCCGCGCCACCCTGCGGCGGCGCGGCATAGGCGAGCAGCATCCGGCTGCGGAAGGCGTCGTCGCCCTCGACGTCGGCCCCGCCAGTCAGCGGTGTCGTCGTCAGACCGGTCGACTGCACGCCAGCGACGCCGGACGAAAGCGTCATCGGAACGCCGGCCGGGGCTTCGCCGTCGGCTCCGGTCGCCACCGCGACGACGGAAACGGTTGTTGTGCCGCTGGCGACGGTGGCGTCGGCGGTCGACCTGAAGGCCACGCCGTCGGCGCGCGACATCGGCGTCCCGGCCGGGATGACCGAACCGTTCGTGCCGGAGAAGGCGACCTGCCCGGCGGCCGCGGTCGCCGGCTTGCGCGTCACCCCGTGCAGCGCCGCCCAGCCCTCGAGATACTCGTCCGTGGCGGTGAACGGCACCGCCTGGCGCGCGATATAGTCGAGATAGCCATAATGGCCGTTGGCGAGCGCCGCCATGACGTCGCCGACGATGCCGAGGTTGGAAAAGCGTAGGAGGGCGTCGCTGCTCGGCAGCGCCGACGCAATGTCGGCACGCACGGCGGTGCGAAGAGCGGTCAGAGTAGGACGTTCGAACGGCATCTACGGCCCCTTCCACGCCCAGTCGAACGCCAGCGTCGCCGTCTGCCCGTCACCGCGCGAGAGGGTCACGCGAGCGCCGAGCATCCCGGGCGCACTCCACTCCACCTCGACATCGACCGAAGCCGCGACGCCGTCGTCGATCAGCCATTGCAGCGCCGCCGCGATGTCGCCCTTGACCAGCGCCAGCGTGATATCGGTCTGCTTGGAGCGCAGGCGCAGCCACAGCTTCGAACCCAGCGCCTTGGCGTCGTCGCCCCACCAGCCGCGGGGATCGTCAAACGCGGTTGCCGCGAGATCGTCGGTGGACGCTTCGGCATCGGTGAACAGGCTGATCAGCACGGCCGTCTGCAAGTCGTGTCCCGATACCAGCCCGAAATGGCCAGTTACCGCGTCAGGGATGCCCTGCGCTGCACCGGGCTGAAGCGCAGCGACGGCGGCGGCCGACACCGCCCAGTCGCCGCGGCAGTCCGGCGGCGACCAGATCGTCTGGATATCAGCCATTCGGACGCC